ACGATAGAAAAGCATAGGAGAAAATGCTTGAAGATCAAACTTCTTCAGATATTCGCCAACTGGCCGATCCTTGAAAAGATCGCCACCTTCGAGATCGACGCGCCATCCGCCATCCGGTATCAGAGATTCTTGCAAGCGGCTCAAGCCGAGTACCAGCTCATCGAGCAGCAAAGAATCCGATTGGTGCAAAAGCACGGGAAAGAGGTCGATGGCGATCTCAAGGTCGACAAGTCGAACCCGGCCGAGTTCGCCGCCTTCTGGGACGAGTTTAACAAGGTCCTGGCTCAAGAGATCGAGATCGTCGATCCACAGTTATCGAGCAAGATCTTCGAGGGCCAGAGAATCAGCGCGGTCGACTTCTTCGCAGTCACGTGGCTGTTCGATCGCGATAAATCACAAGCTGGACTTCTCGAGCCAGCAGAGGACCCCGATAATGGCACGATGGGCTAAAATCAAATGGGGAGTCGAGAGATGGCGTGAACGACTGTTTACCCTGACCGGGGCAGTCGTCACGCTCTCAACGTCTGTGGTCAACGTCTGCACGCTGACCCATAAGAACGAGGGAGGGGTAAAGATGGCAGAATACGCGCTTGGCAATATCATCCGACTATCCGCCAACTTCAAGAACGGCGGGACGGATGTCGATCCGTCAATCGTCACGGCCAGCATTAAGACTCCTCTTGGCGTCACGCTCTCTTACACCTACGGATCTGACGCCGAACTGGTCAAAGACTCCGTCGGTGACTACTCGCTGACCTACACGCCAACTGCCGAAGGTCGATACAATGTCCGCTTCATCGGGACTGGCCTATATGCCAGCGCCAACGAGACGACCTTCGACGTTCGCGAATCCGCTTTCAACTAGTACCCTATGCCGCCCATCAAACAGCCAACGCCAGGAGAGATATACCAGTCAGCGGTCCGGTTCAAGGATGCGCTGATCTCTCGTGACGACACGGCATCGGAAGCGATCGTCCGGGCATATGCTCGAAGCTTCCGAAAGATGGAAGCGAACATTAGACGGCTGACGGACCGGATCGAACGGGCCCGCGCCGCCGGTGAATACGTCTCTCCATCCTGGGCATTCCAGATCGATCGATATCAGACTCTTCAGCGGCAGATCGCCGAAGAGATCGGCCGTATCGCCGGTCAGGTCGAGTCCGCCATCATTCGCAATCAAAGCGCCGCCATCCGTGATGCCGTCGCCAATACTGGCAAGCTGGTCGAGATGGCCGCTGAGAATGCGCAACTCACGGTCAGCTTTAGCCAACTTCCCAAGGCTGCGACCGAATCAATAGTTGGATTTCTCGCTGATGGATCGCCGCTCAATACGCTTCTCGGCAAGCTCCCCGGACTGGCCGGACACGCCGTCGCCAATGCTTTGACCGAAGCCATCACCAACGGATATGGCGCAACCCGAACGGCGCGAATGATGCGCGATGCCTTGGGCGGCAATATGACTCGAGCCCTGACCATCGCCAGAACCGAGACCATCCGCGCCTATCGCGAAGCCACAACCCGAACCTTTACCCAGAACCGTGACATCCTTCAAGGATGGGTCTGGGTCGCCAGCTTCAGCCGCCGGACGTGCGCGAGTTGCCTTGCCTTGGCCGGATCGGTTCACAGTCTCGATGAGCGGATGGAGAGTCATCCTCGTTGCCGATGCACGCAGGCCCCGCTCTTGCGCGGTCAGTCGGTCGAGTTCCAGAAGGGTGAGGAATGGTTCGCCACGCAGCCAACCGAGATCCAACGCGCCATCCTGGGCAGCAATGTTGCGATGAAGGCATACGAGGACGGCCGCGCCACGTTGCTCGACTTTGTCGGCCGCCAGAACTCGCCGCAATGGGGGCGACCGTACTACCAGCTTTCGACCAAGAAGGCGATCCTCAAGCAAGGCCAGTTCCCCGGATACAACCAGCCGACTGATACCTTCTCAGTCGAACAGCTCTTCGGATTGCCAAGGCCGGAACCGCCACAACCATTAAACCTGACGAATCCACTGGGAGGAGTCCCCCGTAAATAACAGATCCGCGACGGGAAGTCGCGACATCGCCGACGCCGATCGGGATGAGGAGCGTTGAATATGCCAAAGAGTACAAAGACCGCAAAGACAGTCAAACCATCGAAGCCAGTCAAAGCCTCTAGCAGGCCCTCCACCGATTCCACACCTAAAAAGCCAGACTGGGAAGATCGCTTCCTGACGTTGCTGGAATCGACTTTCTCCGTGGCCGCTGCCGCATCCGGAGCCGGGATCGATCGCGGTACGGCGTACAAGCGTCGCGAAGCTCATCCAGAATTCCGCGCTAAATGGGAAGCCGCACTCGCTAACGCAATGGATGGTCTCGAGGAAGCCGCTTATCGTCGAGCCCGTGAGATGTCTGATACCCTGGCCATCTTCCTGCTTAAAACTCGCCGTCCGGATCTTTACCGGGATCGTCAGGATGTGACGACGACAACGATGGCGGTCAACTATGCTGACCTAACCGACGAACAGCTCCAGAGGATCGCGAATGGCGAACATCCAGCCACAGTCATCGCAAGCACAAGCGGCCGCTGAGCTGGCCCGGCGCGAGCTGGCCCGTCGTCGAGCCGCTACCCGGTACATCGACTTCCTTCCATCCGTGGCGCCGCCGAACTGGACCTTCGACGTTCCGCATCTCCGACTGATCGCGCAACACCTCGACGCCGTGACGCGAGGCGAGATCGACCGTCTGGCGATCTTTATGCCGCCACGCCATGCCAAGACCGAGACCGTGACCATCCGCTATCCCGTCTATCGGCTCGAGCGTAATCCGCTATCGCGCATTCTGGTCACTGGGTACAACGAACGAGTCGCGCACAAATTCAGCCGGAAGAGCCGCAACGTCGCCAAGGGCCGGATCTCGATGACCGACAAGACCGGAGCGGACGAATGGGAGACGACCGCCGGCGGAAGTCTGGTCGGTCGCGGAGTCGGCACACCTCCGACCGGATACGGATTCGATCTGATCCTGATCGACGATCCGATCAAGAAGCGCGAAGAGGCCGAATCCGAAGTGTACCGGGAGAAGATCTGGGACTGGTACACCGACGATCTCTACACCCGCCTTGAGCCGGGCGGCGCCGTGATACTCACGTTGACCCGCTGGCATCACGATGACCTCGCCGCTCGAGCCATCGCATCCGAGCCGAACCGATGGACGATCCTACGCTTGCCAGCCCTGGCGGAAGAGGGCGACCTACTCGGCCGGCATCCCGGTCAGGCGTTATGGCCAGGTCGCTTCGACGAGGAGTCGCTTCACCGCATCCGGACGGTACAGAGCGGATCAGGTGACTCTTACGGATTTGAATCGCTATACCAGCAAAACCCGACACCTCGAGAGGGCAGCTTCTTTAAGATCGCGAATCTCGGGATCAGCGACGCCGCGCCAGCTGACCTCCGGCAGTGCCGTGGATGGGACTTGGCGGCGACATCCGGCAAGGGCGACTTCTCGGCCGGAGTGCGCCTTGGTGTTGATGGGCAGGGGATATGGTGGATCACCGACGTCCGACGTGGCCAGTGGGCACCAGACGAAAGAGACGGGCATCTCCGTCAGGTCGCCGAACTCGACGGGCCAGCCGTGAAGATCCGACTCGCTCAAGATCCCGGACAAGCGGGAGTCGATCAGGCTCTCCGGCTGACTCGTATGCTGGCGGGATACTCGATCCGGTCGGAACGGATCAGCGGCGACAAGGCGACTCGAGCATCCGGACTCGCGGCGCAGGTCAACGCCGGTAACGTCCGCCTTGTGCGGGGCTCGTGGAATGGCGACTTCATCGAGGAGCTACGCCAGTTTCCACAAGGCCGAAACGATGACCAGGTTGACGCGGCAGCGGATGCGTTCAACGAGCTCACACTGGCCAGCCAGTCGACCCAAGGCAAGCTCCTCCGGTAGCGATCAGGAAAAGAAAAGGGCGGTCAGACAGACCGCCCGTGAAGGAAAGTATCAACGGAGTTAACAACAATGAAGCACTGCACTAGCAAGGTCAGTATACCTTCGCCTAGTCCGGCTGTCCAGACGTAGGCCGACGCCCAGATTGCCGACCCTCGAGGATGTTGGCCCGACTGGCCGCCCGTTTCCGGTCGGTCTTGGCGGTCCCGCCCTTCCGGCCGCCACGCGCCGCGATGCCGCGCAGGTGGTCGCGTCTCTTCCGATCAGCCAACTCGAGGACCTCGAGACGCTCGACCAGTACGCGGATCTTCTCGGCGGTCTCAGGGAACAGGATCGAAGCGGCAGGACTGCGATGGTCGGCCGCATCGAGGAACGCTTTGATAAACGAGATGTAGTTGTCGATGTTGTTTTGATCCATAAGTACTCCAGACAAAAGAGAAGGGGCCAGTCGCCCGGCCCCTCGTTGTTTACGATTTCAATCCCGACTCAGCAACCTCATCCTTGTACAGCTGCCAGATGAAGTCGACTGTGATGGTCTGATCACCGAAGAAGTTCGCGGTCTCAATCATCAGATTCGCCGCCTGTCTCACCTTGGCCGATCCGTCCGTTGCCAGCTTGTTCAGGTCGATCCAGAGACTCTCAAGAGGTCTGATGCTCAACTCTTCGAAGGTCGGAACTGAAAGGCCGGTGGTGGTGATGATCATATCGTGTTTCATTGTGCTCTCCTGTTGGTTGTTAAAGATCTGAGGGCTTCTTCCCTCACCGTGAATACATAGTACTCTAAACCATCGGATTAGTCAATGCCCCTAGAATCTTTTTTTGTAAATATTTCGTAGGCTCAGGGCCAGGAGGTAACGCTATGCCAATGAAGGCTCTGACCGACGATCAGATCCACGCCATCATCGCCGAACTGGTCGCGTCCGATGGCAACTACACACACGCTGCACAGAACACTGGGCGAAGCTACAACGCCATCCTCAAGTACGCGCACAAGTGGCGGACGGGTCAGCTCGCCCATATCGCCGGACTGCCCAGTCCGACCGATCCTTCCCCGGCCGTGATCCGCGCCAAGACCGACGCTGACAACGGTGAGACCGCGACCGCCACCGACCTGCGACGACAATCCAGCTCGCTTCGCCGTGAACGTGACCTGCTCCTCCAGGAGCGTGATCGGCTCCGCCAGGCGGAGGAGTTCGCCAAGATGGTCCGGGAGACCAAGAGCGAGATACCGCGATGGATCAGCAAGTCGCCCCGTAAAGGTGATACATCCGCCATCCCGACCGCGATCCTCTCCGACCTTCACCTCGATGAGGTCGTCTATCCGGCTCAGGTCAACTACGTCAACGCGTACAATCGGGAGATCGCCGAGAAGCGACTCCGGAACTTCTTCGATAACGTCGTCGAGCTGTCCCGCGACTACCTGCACGGCCTGACCTACGAAGGAATGGTCCTGCCCCTGGGCGGCGATCTCTTCTCAGGCATCATTCACGAGGAGCTGGTCGAGACCAACGCGGCGACGATCTTCGAATCGCTGCTCTACTGGTCGGAGCCGATGGCCGCTGGCATCCGACATCTTCGCGACGTATTCGGGCGTGTCTTCCTGCCCTGCGTGGTCGGCAATCACGGCCGACGCCAGCGCAAGCCTCACGCCAAGAATCGAGCGCAGGATAACTTCGACTACTTCTTCTACCATCTACTCGCCAAGCTCTTATCGACCGAGAAGGGCATCAGCTTCGCGATCAGCGAAGCCGCCGATCAGCCTTACATGGTCTACAATACCCGATACCTGCTCACCCACGGCGACCAGTTCCGGGGCGGGTCTGGTATCGCCGGACTGCTCTCCCCGCTGATGATTGGCGACGCCAGGAAACGCCAGCGCGAACAGGCGGTCAGCCGACCATATGACTACCTTGTGATGGGGCACTGGCATCAGCTGTCCTTTATCCGGAATCTGATCGTGAATGGAAGCCTCAAGGGGTACGACGAGTATGCGTACATCTCGAACTTCCACTACGAGCCGCCACGGCAAGCGTTCTGGATTACCGACGCTAAGCACGGGGTGACGATTCAGGCGCCGATCCACGTCGCCTCAACTGACGAGGATTACTCGGCAGTTGCCGGATCTCAGGCCGTGGTCAGAATGGGAGGGGATGCATAATGGCGAAGGCGGTCTATCCTGGGGTGATATGTTCGTTCCGTGTCTATCCTGAAGGTGAGTCGCAGTGGTATACGGTCCACGTCTGGTCTACAAGGCGATTGATGCGTGAGCATATCAAGGCGGCTCATCCGGCGCTGAATGTCAGCCAGGTCATCGCGTGTGTGCTATGGCCTGTCCGGCGACGACCGCGCAACCTTGGCGAGATTCACTTCAACCAGCGCGATCTCGGGCAGGATACGATCAGCCACGAGGCCAGTCACGCGGCTCTGGAATGGGCAAGGCGGCAAGGGCTCGACGTGGACAACCCTGTCGATCCCGATGCCGCCAATGCTGACGAGGAGCGCTTCTGCGATGCCCTGGGCGCTATCGCGCATCAGATCGGCGAATCGTTGCGGACTCACAATCTATTGTAAGAAAAAATAATTTCCAGACTTTGGTTATACCCTGACTCCGTGAACGAAAAAGACCCGAACAAGCCAAACTATCACCGCGACGAGCACGACGAGATGGAGCGTCGATGGGACATCGTCGAAGCGGTCGCCGGTGGTACGCTCGAACTGCGGGACGGTGGAGCGCAATGGCTTCCACTTGAACCGGCAGAAGATCAGCGTGACTTTGCGATCCGGCTTCGTCGGGCAATCTTCTTCAACGCTTTCGAGCGGACCCTTCACGGACTGGTCGGAATGGTCTTCCGCAAAGACCCAGAGCTTGCTCGAGACAATCCGGATCGATTGTTTGAACTGTGGGAGAATATCGACAACGCTGGGACTCACGGCGCGGTCTTCTCGAAAGAGCTGTTCACGTCGGCTGTCAAGTATGGCCACGCCCTGATCTATGTCGATATGCCGCCGGCCCTTCCTGCCGGGGCGACCCTTGCCGATGAACGCGCCTTGAATCGTCGTCCTTACTGGGTGATGTATGATGCCGATCAGATCGTCAACTGGCGTCACGAGACCATCAACGGCCAGCAGATGCTGACGCTGCTTGTCCTCGAGGAAGAGTCATACGAGCCGGACGGCGAGTACGGGCAAGAAGAGGTCGAGCGATATCGAGTCCTCCGCCCAGGTAGCTGGCAGCTGTTCCGAGAAGAGGAAGACGCAGCCGGCAACACGGTATACATACTCGAGGCCGAAGGGACGACCGGACTACCCTACATCCCGGTGTCAGTCTGCTATTCGCGGAAGACTGGTCCGATGGCCAGCAAGCCGCCACTCCTCGACTTGGCGCTGGTCAACCTGGCTCACTACCAGAAGTACTCCGACCTATCCACCTACCTGCATATTGCCAGCCGGCCGATCCTATGGTTCCGTGGCCGCGACATCAATCGCAAGGTCGAAGCCATCGGACCATATACGTTCTTCGACGTGGACAGCCAGAACGGGATCGTTGATTTCGCTGAGACGACCGGCGCCGCCCTTGGTGCCGCCAAGGCCGACATCGAGCATCTCGAAAAGCAGATGTCCGTGCTTGGCTTGTCCTTGCTGGCCGGCAACAAGCCAACGGCACAGACCGCTACCGAGACACTTCTCGAGGGGATCAAGGAAGAGTCGGACTTGGCTACCGCTGCCCGATCACTGCAAGACGCGCTCGAGCTTGCGCTCCAGTATACGGCCGCCTATGAGGGGCTCGAGGCTGGCAGTATCGCGCTGGGCTCAACGATGGCCGATCTGACGCTGACCCCGGAAGAGATGCGCGTCTGGATCGAAGGCGCGAATAAGGTATTCTCGCTCGATACGATCTATTCGGTCTTCCAAGCGGCCGGCAAGCTACCAGAAGACTTTGACCCGCAGCAAGAAAAACTCAACATCGAGGCCGACGCGGCCAACATCGGCGGACAGCTGATTGACGCGTTCAATCGTGGTCAGGCCGGGTAATCCCGAAAAAGTTTTCCTGCTACTTGTGGCAGGGTAATCACAACACGCGGCGGGATGCCGCTTTCACCATCCGGGAGGGATGATGCCACCAATCGAACAGGTATTTGACAGCAGAGACGATGCGCCTGAATGGTTGCGCCATTCATTGCTTGAGCAGGACGGGAAGTTCGTGTTTCAGGCGGAACTCGCGCACGAGGTCGGCGGATTGAAAAAGGCTCTCGAGACAGAGCGCAAGCAGAAGGCGGAAGCCGAAAAGCGGCTCAAGGGATTCGAGGGGATTGATGTCGAACAGTATCAGAAGCTGATTGCGGAACGCGAAGAGCTCGAGGCACGCCAGGCACAGAAGGCCGGCGACTGGGCGACTCGCGAGGATCAGCTTAAAAAGCAGCTACAGGCCGACTTGTCGAAGTACAAGGGCCAGTACGACGCGGAGATCTCGGAGCGCGACGCCAAGCTGGCATTGATGCAGAACGCGCTCGAGCGATCCCTGATTGAAGCTCAAGCCACGGCGGCGATAACCGAGCTCAAGGGTACTCCGGCCCTGCTACTCCCGCACGTGATGCAGCGGGTAAAGATTTTTGAAGAAGACGGCGATTACACGGTCAGAGTGCTCGACCCTCAAGGTCAGCCCCGAATCGCCGATGTCAAAGGCACTCCTTTCACGATCAAGAATCTGATCGAGGAGATGCGCAATGATCCGATTTTCGGTAGAGCTTTTGAGGCGTCAGGGACGGGAGGTTCCGGAGCGCAAAACGGCAACAAAGCGGGCGGCAACGCCAAAGCAATGAGCCGCAAGTCCTTCGATGCACTCTCTCCCACTCAGCGGATGGAATTCATCAGAGGAGGCGGGTCAATCACAGATCAGTAAGATCAGGAGAACCGAATGGCTAATACACTTTCCTCCATCTTGCCGGTGATCTACGAGGCGGCGGATACCGTTTCCCGTGAGCTCACTGGTTTCATTCCGGCAACCTTCCGCAATTCAACTGCGGAGCGAGCCGGACTCAATCAGACCATCACCTATCCGGTCGTGCCCTCGATGACTGCGGCCGACATCACTCCAGCTGCTACTCCGTCTAGCGGTACCGATATGACGGTCGGCAGCGGCTCGATGACGATCAGCAAGTCGCGTAAGGTCTCATTCAATTGGACCGGGGAGGAGCAGACCAGCATCTCGAACGGCGACCGTCCGCAGCTTGCCAACGTCCTTCGCGACCAGTTCACTCAGGCGATGCGGACTCTCGTCAATGAGATCGAGGCCGATCTCTGGGCCGCTGCCTATAAGGGCGCGTCACGTGCTTACGGTACGGCGGGAACTACACCCTTCGGCACGGCTGGCGATCTCTCCGACTTCGCGGGTGTTCGTCAGATCCTCGATGACAACGGATCGCCTCAGACCGACCTTCACCTCGTTCTCGGCGGCGCGGCGATGGCCAATCTTCGCGGTAAGCAGTCGGTCCTCTTCAAGGTCAATGAGGCCGGTACGGCCGAGTTCCTGCGAATGGGTATGATCGGCGAAGTGATGGGGCTCAACCTTCACAACTCCGCCGGCGTGACCGTCCACACGAAGGGATCAGGTGCAAGCTATCAGCTGAACCTGGGCGCCGGATATGCGGTCGGTTCAACGTCGTTCGCGGTTGATACCGGGTCAGGGACCATTCTGGCCGGTGACATCATCACCAACTCGCAGGCCGGACGCGACGCCAACAAGTACGTCGTCAACTCGGCTCTGGCTTCGAGTGTCTTCTCGATCGGCGGTCCCGGCAATCGGGTCGCGTGGGTCGATAACGACACGATCGCGGTCGGCAACAGCTACACGCCGAACGTCGCCTTCCACCGCAACGCTCTCCACCTGATCACTCGTGCTCCGGCGATGCCGGCCGGCGGTGACGGTGCGGACGATGTGACCGAGATCACTGATCCGGTGTCGAACCTGACCTTCCAGGTCGCGCTCTATCGCCAGTATCGGCAGATCTCGTATGAGGTCGGTATGGCGTGGGGTGTGAAGGCTGTGAAGCCGAATCACATCGCGACGCTCATCGGGTAAATGGGATACGGGGCCAGCAATGGCCCCTGATCCGCAGAGGGGGAGTATGTCAGTCAAGTTGGTACCAATGTACCGTGAAGAGCCAGCCCATCCAGGCGGGCCGACCACGGCAGATGTCCACCCCGAAGAGGCGGAGTCGATGCAGGCGGCGGGTTGGCGTGTGCTCGATCCTGCCTCTTCCTTCAAGCCAAATGAGGCAGAGGGAGGTGATCCAGAGATGGGATATGGTAAACCGAAACCGAGGCCAAAGCCGAAGGGGTGAGTGGTAATCGATGCCGAACACAAGCGACATCATAACTACAGTGGGAGGCTCGGCCAGTACGTCCTATGTGACACTGGCCGAGTTTGCCAATTATCGCGATCAGAACCGGATCAACGCGGATGCCTTTGACGCGGCCACGGTCGACAACAAGATCCGGGCATTGATGATGGCGGCGCGACGGCTGAACCGCGAGAACTGGCGCGGGTCAAAGGTTGACGGGACTCAGGCCTTGGCCTGGCCGCGCTACGAAGTCCCGAAGAAAGACAGCGCACTGACCGGCACGGCCAATCAGCGTTTGAACGATTTCTCGATGGGATTCTGGGGAGAGTACTACGAGTCAACCGAGATCCCGGATGTCGTGAAGGATGCACAATGTGAGCTGGCGATTGCATACCTCGAGGGATTCGAGACGAACGAGGGCCAGCGCATCAGCAAGTTTCAGGCGGATGGAGTATCGATCGAGTATGCGCCATCGGCGAAAGAGGCCGGGCTTCCGGTCGCCGTGTCGCAGCTGATCAGCGGTCTGTGCAATTCAGGAAGGCTGGTCCGGGGATGAACCTTCTGAACGCGTCAGCCTTGAATGTGATGCGCGGTGCCTTGTTTGGCGCGTCGGCCAGTCTGACCTTCTACCGGATGACTCCAACGGATGGCGAGGTCGAGGTCTTCACCACGCGTAACGGATGGCACGCGCAACGGCAGTCTGGCGATGAAGCCACTTCCGTCCGGATCTGGATGAGTAGCGAAGTAACGCCGGTCACGCTTGATCGAAATTTGCATACCGGGGCCAAGGTCGTCATCGACGCGAATGGCCGGGCGCAGTCGTACCGGATCAGCAGCGTGAGACCGATGCAGCAGATGGGCAGCGGCTGGGTGATCACGTGCGATCCCGCCGAGAATAGTACGGAGCCGGACAATGGCTGATCCGCTACGCTTTGAAGTCGAAGTTGATTCGCAGGTCGTGGATGACTTGCAAGGCCAAGCGTCTCCGGTAATCCGGGCGATGGCCAGTGGTATCGTCAGCGAGATGAAGCGGCTGATGTCGCTTCCGAAGACTGGCCGCGCCTATCGTCGAGGACGGACGGCGATTCACATCGCATCTGCTCCAGGTGAGGCGCCGGCGGTCGATATGGGGACTTTGACCAATTCGATCAATATGGATATGCCGACGCTGACATCGGCCCGGA